ATTTAGAAACACATAATAATTGGCCTGCACAAATGTGGATTCAAACTTCATATAATACATCACAAAATAAACATTCATCAGGTGACAATTCAAAAGCATTTAGAGGTAACTACGCAGGTATAGGAATGACTTGGGACGAAGATGATCAAATTTTTTGGCCTAAAAAACCTTATGCATCTTGGGTAAAAGATACAGATACAGCTACTTGGAAATCACCAATTGGTGATGCTCCAGCATTAACAGATGAACAAGAATCACAAAATACAGCAGATACTCACAGATGGGGTTACGTCTGGAATGAAGCTGGACAGACTTGGGACTTGACAGACAACAAAGCATAAATTAAAAGTGGTGGTGGTATGCAAAAGAAAGTATTAAGCGAACAAACTCTATATTACGGTGATGTGAATATGCCCAAAGATTGGGACATTGACCGAGATAAATTATCAGGCGATATATTACAATCACAAATTCAAAACAAAGATTTTCCATTCTCAAGAACTTGGGATATGTTGAATACATATATGCGAGATCACATTAATCTAGAATATGGTTTTAATTTAATTAACAAAGAAACGTGGGGAAATATCTATAAACCTAGCGAGACTACAATTCCATTACTAAATATAGATCCAGTAGATTTACGTAACTCTCCAGACTTTACATTATTGTATGGTGTAAAAGTTAAAGATTGTAATGTTAGAATACATTTTGAAGATAATAGACGTAAAGGCAGAAGCTGGGATATACCTTTAGCAAATAATAAATTCATTATGTTTCCATCAACTAATATGTATTATTTAACTAATAATCAAAAAGATAGTTTAAATTTTATACAAACTATAACGTATGAATATATATAAAAATTTTTTACCAAAAAATGTATTTAAAAAATTAAAAGATTCAATGATGGGATATTATTTTCCTTGGTATTTTAATGATTTTATAAATAGTAAAAATGACAAAAAAAATAATTTTCAATTTACTTTTACTTTTATACAAAATGGTGAAGAAGTGTGTTGGGGTGAATGGATAGATATTATGAAACCAGTGTTAAAAAATATTAAACATAAAAAAATAAATAGAGTAAAAGCTAATTTATTAACAAGAACAGATAAAATAATTGAACATCAATATCATACAGATCAAAAAAAAGGCACTACAGGCATTCTTTATTTAGATAACTCTAATGGATATACAAAATTTAAAAATGGTAAAATAATTAAAAGTGAAGAAAATACGTATGTAGAGTTTGATTCAACTTTAAAACATACAGGTTCTACCTGCACAGATAAAATGAGAAGGGTTGTAATAAATTTTAATTATGAATATATCTAATTATTATTGGTATTTTAGTGGTGTATTAACACCTAAATTTTGTGATGATGTAATAGCTTATGCAAATTCACAAAAAGAAGTTATGGCTAGAACAGGTGGCTATGGTGATAGAAAATTAAAAAAAGAAGAAGTAAAAGATTTAAAAAGAAAAAGAAACTCTGATTTAGTTTGGTTAAATGATACTTGGATATATAAAGAATTACACCCATACGTTCGGTGAATTAGAATTTGATTTTAGAAACTACGATCCACATATGCGAGACGAATCAAAACATAGAGTACAATGTAAAGAGATATTACCGAAAGGATCTATTATTGTATTTCCTTCATTTGTTTGGCATAGAGTTAAACCCGTGACATCAGGCACAAGATATAGTCTTGTTGTTTGGCATTTAGGAAAGCCGTTTAAATAATGTTTATAAGTAACTATTTTAATACAACTATTTGGTCAGAAGAAAAACCAGAGTTTGTAAAGTCCTTAAATAAAGCATCTAACAAATATATTAAAGATGCAAGAAATAGAGAAAAAGCACATATAAAAAAATTTGGAGACTTTGGGAGATCATATCATTCAACACCATTGACAATGGATAATAATTTTTTAGATTTTAGAAACTACATTGGTCAAAAGTCTTGGGAGTATTTAGATCACCAAGGTTATGATATGTCACAATACGCAACTATGTTTTCTGAATTATGGGTACAAGAGTTTGCTAAAAAAGGTGGTGGTCATCATTCAGCACATATACATTGGAATCAACACGTATCGGGTTTTTATTTTTTAAAATGCAGTGATAAAACATCATACCCTATCTTTCACGAACCGAGAACCGGTGCAAGAGCTACTAAATTAAAAATGAAATCAGATATAAAAGGTGTATGGGGCGGTAGTGAGTTAATACATTTTAAACCTAAACCAGGTACATTAATTATATTTCCAGGTTTCTTGGAACACGAATATGCAGTAGATTTTGGTATAGAACCATTTAGATTTATACATTGGAATATACAAGCAGTACCAAAAGAGATGGCAAAAGATGTTTAAAAAGAAAAAATATACAGTTATCCGTCAAGCAATATCAAAAGACTTAGCTGCATTTGTTGCAAATTATTTTAGTATGCAAAAACAAGTTTATGATACTTGTAGACAAGCAAGATACTTTTCACCATTTGAAACTATCATTGGCTATTACGAAGGTGAAAATGAACAAATTCCAAATACATATAGTCAATATTCTAATATGGCTATGGAAACTTTATTATTAAAATGTCTCCCTAAAATGGAAGAAGCAACAGGATTAAAATTATATCCTGCATATACTTATGCAAGGATTTATAAAAAAGGTGATATTTTAAAAAGACATAAAGACAGATTTAGTTGTGAGATATCTACCACTATGAATCTAGGTGGCGATGACTGGCCAATATATTTAGAACCATCTGGAGAAACAGGTAAAAAAGGTGTTAAAGTAGATTTAAAACCAGGAGATATGCTAGTCTATTCTGGCTGTGAGCTAGAACATTGGCGAAATAAATTTAAAGG